GGTGCAAATGCTCCTGTAAATTTATATATATTACCTTTGTATTTAAACACAACGCCCTCAGACGGTACTATTGCACTTGAACCACCAATAGCTTCTAATTTTTCTATTTGTATTTTTAGTTTTTGTAATTTTGCCAGATTGTCTGGTTTTTGTAAATCTTTTAATGCTTTTGCTACATCTTGTCTAACTTTTTGAGCTGCTTTGTCAGGTGATACTGCTAAGAAGCCAGACATATTTTTTAATATTTCTGCACCGACTTGAAAAAATAAAATCTCAAATGGTTTTATATTGTCTTTAAAAATCTTTATGTGGTTCATCTTATCAGTATCCAATACCCATTTATTAAATTGTGGATTACCTTTGAAGTCTTTTCTTATTTGTGGTATTTTATAAGACTTATCAAAAAACGCCCAACGATTAACCAATTTAACAAATTGGTCTGGTTTGATATTTACATTAAATTGTTTACCTGCATTAAATACATACTCTCTCCAAAATGCCTGATGATACATACCTAATTTATCAGTATCTTTCAATCCATATTGTCCTTGTAATTTATTCAATCTACCCAAGAAAGAACTTTTCTTTGCTCCGTAGTTTTGAACTTTACTCATCTTTAAAAAATTAGGTCTACTAATTTTAAAAGTCTTTTGTATATTTTGATTTATTTGTCTAATCATACCTTCTAACATACGAGCGCCTTCTTTTGAATATCCCTTTGCTCTACCACTTACATCATATTCGGTAGTTCCGTGAAAAACAATTTCAGCTACATCATAGTCAATTACATTTGCTGTTTGTGGATATATAACCTCTAAATTCATCCAT